TTTTTTCTAAACCAATAAAGAAGTTTAATGAGCCAATCATATGACTTGGAATGCCTGCACTTTTTCTTTGTGAGATACCAAATTTACTGTTTGATGCTGCTACATTAGTACCATTTTTTCTAAACCATACATCTACAAACTCAGGATCATTAACTGTGCTTTTAAACTGCACACTAAACTGAATGTTGTAGAGTCCAGAGTAACCTGCTGTTAGTTTCGTACTAGTTACTAGACTTGCACCTAATGCATAGTCTGTAGTGCTAAACGACATAATATTGGCTGCTGTAGTTGTCGTTGCTGCTTGATCTGTATCGTCTTGTACCGCTAAATAAGGGTAATACGCACTAGCAGATACATCATCTGCTGGCATTAGGATAATTACTGATCCTGAACCAATCCGAGCATCTGTTAGTGTCGTAGTGCTTGCACCACCTGTAGCTAGGGTTACAGAGCCTGTATTGTTAGTCTTACCATTCATAATGCCATTGACTACTTCAGCAATTCCACGCTGATCTGATCCGAATGGCGGTAAAACTCTAAACATTACCTAGTTCCTAATTGGTTTAAATCAATGTCCAATCCTACTGCCGATGTCCAGCTACCTGTAGGTGTTAATTGTAGACGATGATACCGCCCTACACCACGCACAGACACTCTATTTTCGCTATCTGCTGCGGTCTGAGAGCTAAATGTTATAGCTTCCGATAAAAGCCTACGAGATAACAAAGCTACAGATCCAGAGCCATCATCCACGATGGGTTTTACCATTGTGATTGATGAAGTAGCACCTGGCACTTCTATATCGCCTGTTTCTAAGAAGGCGGTAGCGTTAGCACCTGTAAAAGTAACAATCTTTGCACCATCTACACCAGCTAATTGTAGTTTTCCACCAAGCCAAAGTCTGCTATCAAAGCTAGTAAGGATGGTTTCTAGTGTTCCGTAGGTATCCATGCCTTCTAAAGTAACCGCAGGAGTAGAGGTAGATGCTATTCTGTCCACAGAAGTAGTACCGCTAGACCATTTTTGAGTCTGATAGTTGTAAATAAGTAGGCTATCAGGTGTAGCAGAACTATTGGATGCGTATGCCCAAATAATAAGTTTCTTAATTGGGTCTGCTGCTGCCGACATGAGGTACAAAGTGCTTTCTTCTACATTATCAAAGAAGAATCTGTTTACCTTTTCGCTACCAATAGGAATTACATTTTGTCCATCACAGGCATAAAAGCCATCATCTCCTAAGAAGAACGCTGTGCCACCATACTGAATAATAGAGTTAGCCTCATAACATCCTAAGTTACGACTAATGTTGTCGAACTGAAAGACTAAAGGACTGCCAATATAAGACATCCGATGGATTGCTCGATCCATAAAGATTAGACCAAACTCACCACCTGTAACACCGACTACCGAGCCACCATCAGGAATATCCTGAAAGTCTGCTTGGGTTGTAGCGGATTGAGTCCAACTAGCCTCATCGCCTAATGCTGACCATTGCACTCTGTTTGGATAGCTTGATTGATAGCCAGACACTACAAAGTCGCGCACTACAGTTACATATCGTGCTGGTGGTGCATCTGCTGCTAAATCTGCAAATAAAGAAGAACTGTTTAAGTTATATCCTTGTATTTTTGCATCTCCATTAGCTGCAACAATGACATTACCAAACTGGGTAAACTTCCATCGTTGGTCTGTGGGTGTCGAATAATCACCAGACTTAGATACATTGTCTAAAGACAAATCCGCAGAATCTAACTTAAATAGTTTTGTAGAGCCACCAGCAAATACAGTTGTACCTCCTGCTGTGGTCTTGCCTGCTACTACATTGTTAAGGTTCTCGGATGCTGATGCCGAGTAATCTACAGCAATAGGAATAGCACCATAGCCGACAAGTTTAGGATAGACATTCTCTGCCCTACGCAGTCCATTAGTAAGACCTGGCTGATCTGGTGTCCATTCTCCAAATGATATTCTGCTTATTGCCATTGTTCTGTTCCACTAGATATTTGAGTCCAAGTTGTCGTTGTGGCTGTAATTCCTGTCCACGACTCTGATCCTGCTGTTTGTGCTGTCCATGTTGTAGAACTAGATGATATACCTGTCCAAGCCTCTGAGCCTGCTGTCTCGGCTGTCCAATTATCGCCTAATCTATTACCACTTGCGACTACTGTTCCGTTTGCTGTTATTGATCCACTTGCGGAGTAGATTGCAATAGCTTGAGCATCGACATACGCTTCGGCAATAATGATGCCTTCACCAGCAAACTCTACATTGCCATTACCTACTACTGTGGCTGTTGCTGTTATTTCTGCTACAGATGTTCTAACCCGAATAGCATCAGACTCTGCACTTGCATTGCCTGTAATTGTCGCATCGCCTGTTCTAACTCTAATGCCTGTACTTACAACAATTGCTTCTACATTAATACTAGCAGATGATGACCCTGAAACTACATTTCCTGTAGCATCAACTGTTGCAACTGCATTAACTAATCCTTCTCCAACAAACACTCCAATTGCTGCTGCACTAACTGTTGCATCCGCAGTAATGCTTGCTGATCCGCCTCTAACGGCAATACCATCAGCGACTACTGCTGCATCTGCGGTAATGGCTGCACTAGCATCTCTCGTTAATTGTCCTGCTGCTACTACAGAAGCGTCTGCTGTAACAAGTGCTTCACCTGTGCGCTGACGAACACCATCCGCAGTAACTGTGGCATCTGCTGCAATAGATGCAGATGGGAACTTAACACACAGAGTAGTCCATACAGGGTCATCAAAAGAGATATTGAGTTGGTCAAGATTCCCAAGGGAATCCATGTCCTCTAATCTCCAATCACCGCATACTTCGTCTGTTTCCCAAGTATGGTCGAAAGAGTATGGTACTTGCTCTAAAGTCCCGAACTGATCTAACTGTTCGAGAGTTAATGGCATTAGGCTAGGGTAACTGAAAGGCTACCAGATGCAATCTTAAAAATATCGCCTGTATCAATTGCCTTAGATGTCGTAAGTGGTGTGTGATACAAAAGGTTACCAGTAGTAAGTGCATCCAAGATACCAATATGACTAATCGTTCCCCAAGAGGTTGTGGCTTGGTCGAATGTAATGTCTGCTGTAGTTACCGATGCACCATTGCTAGGCGCGCCAAAGGTAGCTGATTTACGAGCATAAGAACCACCAGTACACTCTGTGCCTGTATTAGCATCTGTTGGGTCGCTAGTGTAGAGACCAACATAGACTACAGATGGAGAGGTAAAGGTTGTTGCTCGTATAGTTGCATTTACTAGTGCATTCTCTAGGTAGTTTGACATTTCAGCCATGGTATTTCCTTATCGTGAAGTTACGCGCATTTGTAATGGAACACCCGAATACTCACCATTTTGGTCAGCATTAGAGATATTTTGAATTGCTCTGTCGTACAGGGTTGCCCATGTCTGACTTCTTGCATCGTTAATTAAGTATGGCTCTGCTTCTAAAAGCGAGGCATAGAGGAGAGCATCTGGATAATTAGCAAGAAATACATTGCTTGCATTACCAGTAGACAATACAGTAGGTTTAGCATAATAGAGGATCTCCAATGTATATGCTGTGTCTGGCTTTGGTGCTAACTCAAACTCGCTTGCCAGGATTGTGTAATAAATAGGTTTGCCACTCTCATCTGCTGGTGCATCTCTAGTAAATGTACTAGGAGACATATAGGTAATTGGGTATCTTGGGCTACCTTGGATATGTAAATCTCGAATCTCTAAGAAGTCTGTAGGTAGGGCTACTTTGCCATCACCACTTACTGTAAGCGCGGTTGCTGACTTTAACATCTGCCGAGTGCGTAGGTCTCTTGCCATGCGTAGCTCTGCAAAACTAATAAAATCAGGGATAACCGATGTTAAGTCTGATCGACCTAAGTAGTTAGCCACCGATGCTTTCAGATCGGTAAAGTTTGTGTAAGCCATGATTTCCTAATCTTTTGGTAGTTCGATGTTATGCCATCCATAGACATACTGCCCAATATGCTTTATCTGCTTGGATAGATCGTGGTCTACCCAAGTATCAACACCTTCATCTTTTGCTTTAATGCAAAAGTAAATATCTTCACCCAGTATCTTGTTGTTTAAAAGCTGTTCAAAGTAGAAGTAGGGTTTTTCCATCTTCTTAATGACACTCTGTTTAATCAACATAATTCCACAGCCAATCCCATCTACTTTCTCAACACCTGACTTAGCATTGGAGTAGACCGCTACCCAATCTACAGAGCCATCCTCGTTTATATGGATGTTCCTGGCTGTAGGGTTAACGGGTTCTGCCCTTGTAGTTGCATTGACCCCAATAATATCTTTATCGTGAGCCATCAATATTTTTAAGGTATCTTGTGGAAACCTCATATCTGCATCTACAAAGAGCAGATAGTCTGCCTTGTTTTCTAGTGCTGTTTCTACCAACTTATTCCTCTGGTCAAATATTAGCGTTCCAGAGCTAGTAAACAGGTCTATATCGTGTTTTGTGGTCTTAATGGTATACGCACACATTGCTACTAAATCAAACGCTGTAGCGACTTCCATTTGCCCTCTAGCTGGCATTAATATAGCGATCCTCATACCTGACCCCCTCTAGTTCTAAATACCTTATTATCAGGGTTATTTAGCCACTTCTTGAGGGCTTTTTGGTCGGTAATATGAAAGCCTCGCATAATTCCCATTACATTTAGAGTCTCAATAATCTCTAAAGGTAATGATGCTATTTTATTCTTTGCATCGTATGGGGTATCTCCCCATCCTGTCTTTTCACTACGCTGATTATATTGTTCCTTTGTATGGTCAATAAAATCGTCTAGTTGTGTTTCTGTCTTAATAATAAGACCGCCCTCGCCATCTGCGTAGGCTGTTTTTACTACTCCGTTTACTACACCTAAGTTACCTCGTTTGCCGAGTTCTGACATAAAGACTCCTAGAAAGGGGGCAGGTTTTGCCCACCCCCTATTCTACAACTTATCTACTATTTATCAAGATAAGTCGAAAGCACCACCATGAGCAGCTTCATTGCGAACTTCTAAGGTCAATTCAGCCAAGATTTGTTTCTTGTCTGCATCGCCTACTTTTGCAATGTCGTTGGTCTGGAATGGTCGCAGATACGCTAATGCTGCATACTCAGGATCGAGTACGAGGGCATCACGAGTACGCTGGAATCTATTTGGAACAATTTGGAGAACTCCGAAATCGCTTTGATAGAGATCAGCACCACTAAGGATTGTTGCTTGACCACTTGTAGGTACTTGGTAGCGTTGTGCAGCCAAACCAGTAAAGCCTGATACAACTTGCTTTTGTGTTGGGCTAACAAACAATGCTGATGGTGTACCACCGCTAGAGAATACTTTAGCGATAACATCTTTGAGGATGGTCTCGGTAAATGTGCGGGTTGATCCATCTGTACGAGTAGAGACACCAAGGGTTGTTGGGTCTACACCAGTAAGTGAAGTACCATTCTTGCTTGTGTTGGTCTTGATGTACGAGAGCAAAGAACCCATCTTACGACCAGTTGTACCAGAAGTACCTGCTGCTTGACCTTGGTTTGCTGTGATGATGGTCTCGATGTCGCGCTTGATCTCAGCAGATGCTTTAGCCAACTGGTAAGCCATCTCAGACTTACGACCAGCAAGGTCAGAAGCCAAGAGAGTACCAGAAACCATAACAGTCTTACCTACGATCTGTGTCAAGTTTGCGAGACGGGTTGTTGGGGTAATAGTACCCTCAGAAGCGGATGCACCTTCAACTAATGCGTTGGCGGTAGTAGCTGCTGCGAGACTATCTGTTTGCCATTCATGCGTAACCGATGTTGCTTTGGTTTTGCCAATGGATGACATGATGGGCGTATCTGTTGGCGAGATATCATAGATGACATCTGTCAAGTCTTCCCTAGCTCCAATAGCTGTATAACGATCATATGCTGCCATGATTAAATTCCTTTATAAAAATCGTTCAAATAAACGAGCCGCATCCTTTTTATTGCCAGATTGGCGTAATGCTGCTCTATCTTTTTTTACTGTCTCATTCTCAGAACTCTGCGGATTAGATGTTCCTGGTCGAATCGTCTTAGGAGCATTGGCTACCTTCTTAGAAGTAACACCTTTGCCTGCCATTAACTTATCGTACTGTGCTGCTTTATAGAGGGCTAATACAGCGCGACTATCGTAAACCTGAGACAACTCTTGATCTGAGAATCCTTGAGCTTTAGCATAATTGCGTATGTCTCTACGGATTACTTCGGCTTTCACATCATCCTTAAACTCTGGGATAGCCTCTACAAGTTTTGCCTGCTCTGCTTGGATATGCTTTTGCAACTGGGCTTGTTGGTGGGACTGCTGTTCTTGTTGAACTCGCTGTCTTTCAATCTGCACCGCTTGCAACTGCTTATCTCTTTCCATCTTCTCTCCCATTGCAACTGCGTAAGCAATCGGATCTTCTGCCTTGAGTGATGCTAGGTCTTGGCTTTGATCTTGTTGCTGTAACAATTGTTCAATGACTTGGAGTCGTCT